GGATGTCAATGTCAATTTCAATATAATGACTAACGATGCCAGTGGATTTAGCGCATTGCTTGTCAGGGAAAAGAATACTATCCAGGGCATAATAGCCGAAGCTATGAGGTCAAATAGGGATTTCCGCAAGGTAATGGCATGAGGTAATACCATAGGCCTATCTGGGCTGTCAACGTTCACCCAGGGCTGGCTAATGAGTTATTTAGGGGTATATAATGACCGATTACACCGAATTATCAGTAAGTGACGAGGGGACAGCCGTAGAAACCTTTACCTGGACACCGGACTATGTAGTACCGGTCAAGGAACGGTTCGATAGCAGGGTGCAGCCGTTTGAGGATGGCTATGCCCAGACGTTCCCAAAGTTCAGTAAGACAAGGCGGTCATGGTCGTTGCGGTTTATGAACAGAACCGAGGCTGAGAAGAACGCAATCGAAGCTTTCTTTGAGGCCAGGGTAGGCGCGGAAGAAGCGTTTTACTGGACACCGATAGACGAATCATCTGCGTCAAAGGTATGTTTTGAAAAGAGTTCGATAAAAAGCACGAAGGTGAATCCAGATATATATCGAATAAGTCTTACGATTGAAGAACTTTATTAGTATAATAATAAGGAAATCTAAATGAAAACTATTTCGAGTGCGTTAATCAAGCAGAAGAATAAACTGCATACGGATAAAGCTTGGGCGCATCTTTTTCTGATTCAGGTTACATCAACCGAGGCATTATACTTAACCAACCATTCAGAACAGATAGCATACAATAGCCATCTTTATAAACCATTCCCCGTATCGGTTGGTGACATTACTGAGGATAGTAAGGGCAACCTGTCGTCCATTCCATTGACGGTATCAAATATTAACCGGATGATGATGGCCTACATGGAAACTAACGATGCTTTACTGGGTAACGAAGTAAAGATGTACTTGGTTAATAAGGTTGATACATCGGTGGTTATTAACTTAGGAACTTATGAGATACTTGAAGCATCGGCTGACCACAATGTAGCCAGTTTTGTCTTAGGCCATTATAACTTTTTCGCATTGAATTTTCCAAGAAACAGGTTTATCCGAAGCCGGTGTAGATGGGTTTATAAAAGTACCCAGTGTATGTACGATGCTGCTATAGCAGCTTGTGATAAGACCATCGAGGGAACTAACGGCTGTGATAAGCATAATGATGGTACGTTAGGCACAGCCCAAAAGGAACGGTTCGGTGGTTTCCCAGGCATCCCCGCAGGACATTTAAGGTTAAATTAATATGATAGAATACACAGACTTAATAGGGACACCGTTCAAACACAAAGGCAGAACACTTGAGGGGTTTGATTGTTTTGGTTTAGTACTATATGTATTGCGAAGGCAGGGCAAGCAAGTTGACGACCCCGTACCGGATTACCCTAAGAACTGGAAGGATGATAAGACCCATAATTATTTCTTAGAGCATTACCACAAACAGTGGGAACGGATTGATAAGCCGGAAATACTCGATGTAGTTTTATTTGGGAAGGAAAAAGATTTCCCTACCCACATTGGTATATTAGTTGAGACGGATAAAGTATTGCATATATCCGAAAAACACAGGACGATAATAAGCAGGCTGTCTTATATTAAAAAGGCCGTCTACGGTTATTACCGGTTCATAGGAAGCTGATGATTATTATACGAACCATTAGTAATATTATCGACATGACTGGTCGCGAGACCTTTAAGGTTAAAAAGACCGAGAAGGGAAGTTTATCTGATTACACACCAGCCAAATTTGTTATCTATAAACAAGATAGAATAAGAGTTATTTATAACGGCAAGGCAATCCCACCGTCATACCGTAAACACATTAAACCAAAAGACAATAGTGAAATCATTTTCGCATTAGAATTACGAGACCCAGTAACGGCATTTATTTGGACAGTTATCAAATGGGCTGCCATCAGTTACGCGGTTGGCAAGGTAACCAACTTCTTGATAGGCGCGCCGGAACAAGAATCAATCCCTATGTATTCCAGTGCGGGGGATTCAGTTGTCTACGGATGGGACGGCATTAAGAACACGTCAAGAAACGGGCAGGTAATTGCGGTGGTCTACGGTGAGCATAAGGTCGGCGGTCAGATTATCAGGATGTTTAACCGTTCACCTGGAAGCGGGAAGAGTGAATTGAGTATGCTGATTGCCTTGTCAGAGGGTGAGGTAAATAGCATAACTGGCTTGGCTGGCTCAACCTTCACGGTCACCATAGCCAGCCCAGGGGTAATCTCATTGACCGGTCACGGATTAAGTATCGGGGATAGTTTCTACGTCACCACCACAGGGGCATTGCCAACTAACATGAGTGCCGATACTCTTTACTATGTAATCACTGCCGGTTACGGGGCTAATACGTTCCAATTCGCAGCAATGGTGGGTGGTACTGCAATCAATACTTCAGGCAGTCAAAGTGGGGTTCATACCCTACGTAAAGACATTTTAGAAAGTAGTAATATCCCTTCCGACATAAAGATTAACAATAATGCTGCTTCAAGTTATAACGGGGTAAAAGTTTATACCAGACCAGGAACTAACACGCAGCCTAAGATAGAAGCGTTCAGGGATATTACCAGTAACTATGTTAAGAACCTTACCTTGGCTTATGACACACCGGTTTCGTTTAATACGGCAGGCAGTATAAAAGCATACGAATTAAATATCCTATTCTGGGAAGGTTTATTTGTTAGGGGTGCTGGGCCAGCTCTCCCTTTGAGGGACAGAGCGGTGTCTGTGGCATTTTCTATCAGACATAAAAAGTCTGGCGGTAGCTGGTCAACACCAGAGACGTTTACAGTTACAGAGTATACTTACGCACCAATCACAAAAACTTACCGTAAAGACGGATTAGAACTTGGTGTTTATGAAATAGAAATAACCCGCACTACGAGGGATGACGCTTGGCTGAATGCTAATATGACTTATGGTACTCATTGGGGCAATACGCTATATGGTAATCATTATTCAGCAACAAAACTATATGACGAAAACGAGGTTGCTTATGACGATTTAATTTATCCTAACGTGGCCTTGTTAGGTATCAAGGCCATGGCCACAGACCAGCTATCCGGTGGTACACCGATTATTACCAGTAAGATAAAGGGCAAGAAAGTAGACGTATGGAATGAGGACGAACCCGCTACCTTTACCAATCAGTGGACTGACAATCCCGCCTGGTGTCTTTTAGATTTATTACTTAGCAGCCGGTACGGGCTTGGTGAGTATATAAGCGTAGACGATATAGACTTGCAATCGTTCCAGGACTGGGCTGATTATTGTGACGGGTTGGTAAAAGATGGTGATGTAGGTTCAACGTTCACGGTTACTATAGCCAGCCCAGGGGTAATCTCGTTGACCGGTCACGGATTAAGTATAGGTGATGCGTTTATTGCAGAGACCACCGGCGCGTTGCCAACCGGAATGGTAGTTGATACTCTTTACTATGTAATCACTGCGGGCTACGGGGCTAATGCATTTCAGTTTTCGGCAACGGCGGGTGGTGCTGCGATTAATATCACGGGTAGCCAGAGCGGAACGCATACACTTTTTAAGACACATAAGCGTTGTCTGCTTGATATGGTTTTTGATGGTACTAAAAAGTCATGGGATGCAGCCAATGATATATGTGCCACGGCCAGGGCGGTATTAATCAAGACAGGCAAGACAATCAAGATAAAGGTTGAGCAGGCTGGCTCACCCGTTCAGATGTTTACCATGGGCAATATCATCAAGGACTCATTCAAGATTCATTATCTATCATTAAAAGACCGTCCCAACTTTATGGGACTCCAATTCCTTAACAGGGATAATAATTATGAACAGGATATTATTGCCATTGAAGACCCTGCTGCTTTCGCTGCTGGCGAAGATTTCAGAAAAGAAACGGCTTCTTTATACGGCATAACCAGACCGGCTCAAACTTATCGTGAAGCCACGTTCCGTCTTAATGTCCAGCGATATTTGAAAAAGATAATTGATTTCGAGGTGGGCATAGATGGTATTGCCTGTGAGGTAGGGGATATAATAAACTTCCAGCATGATGTTCCGCAGTGGGGTTATGGCGGGCGGGTAGTTTCGGCCACGGCTTCAACCGTCAAGTTAGACAAGCCAGTTACCATAGCTGCCGGAACTTATAAAGTCAGGGTTCATTTGGACGATGACACAGAAGAAGAAAAGACCGTTACCGATGGGGCGGGTACTTATACAACCCTGAACATAAGCGGGTCATGGACAAAGATACCAAAGCAATACGATGTCTTTGCCTTTGGCAAGGAAAATATTTTAGTCAAGCCACATAGGATAACCGAGATTACCAGCGTCAACGACCTGACGCGTAAGATAAGCGCCTTAGAATATAACGCTTCTGTTTATGATGATGACTTCGGTGACATAGAAAGTCTGACATATACGGATTTACCTGACCCCAGCAAATTTCCTGATGACGTTACCGATTTAACTTTGACCGAAGGATTAATAGCAGAACAGGATGGTAGTTATAAACATACCGTTGAGGTTTCTTTTACCCTGCCACAGACTAATTTTACCCAGGCTAATATTTGGTTGAAGGTTGTGGGGTTGGATTACTGGCAATATATGGGGTCAACCAAGATAGGCCATTTCTCTATACAAGAAAACATGGGTTTTAACATGACTTATGAAATAGCCGTGGCCAGCGTTTCGATTTACAATACGCATAAGGCTGCTGGGGATGCGCCATCTGATACTATTACTATGGTGGGACAGGGATTTAGGCCAGATGACGTTACCAACTTAGATTTGGTTAGGGTGGGGGATTCCATATACCTGACCTGGGATGCAGTCGAGACCAATATTGATTTAAAGGGATACGAATTACGGGTAGGCGCTTCATGGGGAACGGCTCTTATTGTCGGAACTAACATTACCGAACGTAGGTTCTCGACCACCAACTTTGCCCCAGGTATTCAGACCTTTATGGTTAAGGCGATAAACAATGCTGGATTGTATTCTGAAAACGCAGCGTTATATCTCGTAACCGTTGACCCACGTATTAACGATAACGTGGTGCTTACTCGTAATGAGGAAACAGAAGGCTATCCTGGAACTAAAACAAACATGACCGTTAATGGTGATGGTGATTTGGAACTTGATGCCGGACAGGTTACAGGCAGTTATATAACACCATCCATTGACATAGGTGACAAGCTGGAGTCCCGTGTTCATTTAGATTTTGAAGCATATCAACTTGATAAAGTTCTTACATGGGCTGCTGCTACCTATGCTTGGAGTTCTGTATGGGCAACTACCAGAACTATTGCTGGTACTGGTGAATCATTGGAAATTACCCAAACCGTTGAGGTTGCCTTTTCCGATAATGATGTGGATTGGACTGACTGGGCAGCTTTCGTGGTCGGCGAATATTCATTCAGATATATAAGATTCAGAATTAGCGTGACTACTACGTCAACGGATTATGGGTATCTGATTGACAAGATGATAATTACTATTGACGTGCCGGACGTATTCGATTCGGATAAGGACGTTGCCATAACTTCCGCACCGAAGGCTATATTATTCAGCGACCATAGTAAAACGTTCTTAATTATTCCAGCCATAGCCATAGGGATTCAGAACGCAGCCACGGGTGATTATTATACTATAACTAATAAGTCCGTAACTGGATTTACTATTGAAGTTTTTGACAGCACGGATACATCTAAAAATGCAGTTTTGGATTGGGTTGTACGCGGGTATTAAAGGAAGGAAGGCTTTATGTTGAAACCAGTATTAACGAACATTTCTATTGCGGATAAATCGTATCTCAAAGGGGATATGCGTAAACAGTATGATGCCATAGTGATAATGTCGGACACGATTAAGACGGAAGAATTACCCAAAGGGACTTGGCTGCCATTATTACTACGGTATAAAGTGGGTATGCAAGAGCAATGGTCTGATAAAGTACAGAGGAACGTATGCGATTTCCTGTCCTCACAGTTCGAGGGAACTTTAATTAGCGGTAAAAAGATTCTTGTCGTTTCTGATGGTGGCAATTCCAGGTGTGTGGCTGCCGTAGTCAGGTTGTTAATCAACCTTGGCTTTGATAAATCCGGTGCGCTTAAACTGGTAAAAGAGAAAACCGGATTAACACCGGCCATTACAATCACTAAAAACTTTCCCAAGCTGGATGAAAAGCGTATGCCTTTTATTGCCAAGTGCATATTCGGCAAGGTTAAAGCATTGACGGCAGCCCGAACTACTATCAAGAAATTCGGATTGACAGATGCCGAGATAGATAAAGTGCCTGAACTAACCCCAGAAGAAATAGAGAGAGAGGCTTAAAATGTCCCAAACGTATAATGATATTGCAGCCGGTGATTTAATATCGGCAAGTCGCACGACAATATTAGCCAGAGACGAGGCTTCGGCTACATGGTTTTTAGGGGCAGCCGAACCATCTTCCATGGCAGCGGGAAGACCGTGGATTGACACAGGCAATACATTGGTCAAGGTTCGCAATGCAACTAATACGGCATGGATTACCATAGGAACTTTTACCACCGGCTTGGGACACGCATTGTTAGCTGGTTTTACAATGACAGGTGATATACTTCTGGCTAACGACCCGACCAATGCATTGCATCCATCTACTAAACAATACACGGATGCCCGTGCAGTTACTAATAAAGGCAAGAGGTGGATTACCGGTGATGATGTTATTACCTTTGGTACGTCTCATGCTGATAATAATTACCGATGGGTGGCGACCCTGGTTTCAAGTCCGATGGGTGGGGTGACAACCCGTAACAATAAGCATACTTATCCGATGCCGATATATCTCAAGAATGAGGATGCTGACCGTGGCTTGGTTAGGATAAATGGTGGGTTTGGGTTTACTGCTTGTGGTAATGACGGCGCACATACGGACGAAGTAGACCGATTCGATGACATAACCAATACTCAAACGGTGCGTGCAGTTGCTACTTCCAGACAAGAACCAACAGGGTATTCGCTAAATGGATTTGGTTTCACTTCGTGTGGATTTATAGGTGCTAATACAGGCGTAACGCAACGTTTTGATGATGCAGTCAACACCCATACAGCACGGTTAGCTGCTACCGCCAGAATATCCCCAGCAGGATATTCTTTAGTTGGCAAGGGGTTTACTTCTTGCGGTAATACTGGTGGAGTGTCAGGGGAAACCCAAAGGTTCGATGACGTAGCCAATACTCATACGGCAAGATTAGCTGCTACTGCCAGAGAAGAATCAACCGGATATGGCATGAATAATTATGGATTTACTTCTTGTGGTCTTGATGGCACACCTACAGACGAAGTAGAACGATTTGATGACGATGCTAATACCCATACAGCACGATTGGCTGCTACAGCCAGGTATAGTTTAACAGGTTATTCTTTGAAGGGTAAAGGGTTTACTGCTTGTGGTAATGATGGGGGTGGTAATACAGGCATAACCCAAAGGTTCGATGACGCAGCTAACACCCATACCGCCAGGCTTGCTGCTATCGCCAGACGGCTTCTTGCTGGATATTCTTTGAATGGATTCGGCTTTACTTCTGGTGGCTGGATAGCAGCGATAACAGGCGTAACCCAAAGATTTGACGATGATGCCAACACACATACGGCCAGGACAGCCATTGTTGCCAGACGTGGTTTAGCAGGCTTTGCCACCAACGCCTATTTCGTAAACTATGTTTCTTATAATGATTAAATAATATGGCACAAGACTTTGATAGTATTCCAGCAACAACCTTGTTGTCCGATGTCAGGCAGAAAATCCTGAATCGGGATGATGCCCATGCGACTTGGTTCTTAGGGGCAGCCGAACCGACAACCATGTATGCCGGTATGCCGTGGGTTGATACTGGTAATACCTTAATCAAGTTGCGTAACGAAGCTAACACGGCATGGTATACACTGGGTAGTTTTGCAGCCGAGTTGGCTATGCTTCAATTAACCGGTGGTAATATGGCGGGTGACATACTATTGCAGGGTAACCCGACCAACATATTACATCCGTCAACCAAGCAATATACAGACGGCAAGATGAGGGTCAACAAGGGTAAGGCTTGGATAAGCCACGGGAATAATGTTATTACTTTTGGCACTGCCCACGCAGATAACAACTATTTAGTATTTGTTGGATTGGTTAATACACCTATGGGTGGGGTTGAGACACGGGGCAGCAAGCATACCAAGCCAATGGAAGTCTATTCAATAAACGATTCCACGACCAGGGCAGTGATAAGGATTGATGGTGGGTATGGCTTTACTTCTGGTGGTGATGATGGGGCGGTGTCTGGTATAACCCAAAGGTTTGATGACATAGCCAATACTCAAACGGGGCGGGCTGTTGCTACCGCCAGAAATACTCTTGCAGGCTATAGTTTGAATGGTTTTGGATTTACTTCTGGTGGCTGGATAGCAGCGATAACAGGCGTAACCCAAAGATTTGATGATGCAGCTAACACCCATACCGCCAGGCTTGCTGCTACGGCCAGACAATTATTAGCTTGTTATAGTTTGAATGGATTAGGTTTTACTTCGTGCGGATACATAGCAGCAGTAACAGGGCTTACCCAAAGGTTCGATGACGCAGCTAACACCCATACCGCCAGGCTTGCTGCTACGGCCAGATTTGCCCCAGCAGGATATTCCTTAAACGGTAAGGGTTTCACTTCATGCGGTAATACCGGTGTAATATCGGGAATAACTCAAAGTTTTGATGACGATGCCAATACTCATACAGGACGGTTAGCTGCTACAGCCAGGGCTGCACTTGCTGGATATTCTCTAAAGGGTAAAGGATTCACTTCGTGCGGTGATGACGGTGCAGTTACGGATGAGGTTGAACGTTTTGACGATGATGCCAATACCCATACGGCCAGGCTAGCTGCTACGGCCAGAAATAGTTTGGTAGGTTATTCCTTGAATGGATTTGGTTTTACTTCATGTGGTTACATAGCAGCAATTACAGGGCTAACAGAAAGATTTGACGATGACGCTAACACGCATACGGGACGGGCTAATGCCACAGCCAGACTTGCTGTTGGTGGATACGCCACCAACGAATACTTTATAAACTATATAACTTTTAATATCTAAACGGTAAGAAAGGAAGGACGGTAATATGGAACACGAAGCAGTAGGGATATTAGAGAACCCAAAGGATAAGGAAATCTTCAAAAGCATTGAAGGGATGCTCACGAAGTTCTATCCAGGGCATACGCGGATACAGATTGAGAACTTTATACTCAACGATGTTGAGTACCCGACCAAGTACGGCAAGTACCAGCAGACCTTACACGAACTCTTTAGCCGGTATAACAATTTGATTGACGCTTACTACCGGCTTAAGGAAGCAGAGATTAGTTTGAAGTGGCGAGAAGCCGATGCCAAGAATAATCCAGAAACGGAAAAGGGACAACTGGCTGCGGTCGAGGCCGAGAAGCTACGATTCCAGATTGTATCTATTAAGGCATCGTTAAAGCATATACTTAAAGAGACCCATGTGTTCTACGAGGTCTATCAGGACAGTAAAGAGTTTCACAAGCTAACGCCGGAACAGGAATATAAACTTGAGGCCAACCAGTGGGCGATGAAGGCATTGAATAACCCATTAGTCTTTGAGGAACGGTACGGCGGTAAGTTTCTCGAACAGGCCTGGGGGAAGGATAACTACAAGAAGTTTGTTGCAGCGCGGAAGAAAGCAGTAGGGGATTTACATAGGGAAATAGTCAGCCTAAAGGTACTACCGGCCAGCACGGTCAGCTTACTTGAATCCACCCAAAAGAAAGAGAGGTAGCATCATGGGGTTAGGGACTGATGACATTAAATACTTTGATAATAAGTTTAGTAAGCTTCATGGGCGTATAGATGTGATTGGTAAAACGGTTAGTGAAGCCCAGACCCAGATAGCACTTACTAATAATGAAGTTGGTCATGTTAAAGAAGATTTAAGTTGCCACATTAAGAAGCCCTGCAAAAATATTAATGAACATTCCAATACCTGGCATTCATTAAGCTGGGGCAGGGTACTTAAGACGGTGGCCGTTATCGTGGGTATCATCGGCACGACCGTGGGGGTGATGGCGCTTTTCTTGTTATGATAGCATACTTTATTTATGCCTTGATAGGTGTCGTTGTCTTATGGATTGTCGTGAGAATAATCCGTCATTGGTGGCGTAAGAAGAATGATTTCCATGAAATCAATTACTATCGAACATGGGATAAAAAGAATAAATAACGGGGGAAGACTTCCTTTCTTACCGAAGGTTTTTTCTTGGTGGGCTGGTCATAGTTAAGCCAGTCCACCACCCCGTTTAATACAAAAGCCCCAGGCCAATGCCCAGGGCTTCCAATTATGATTCTACTTATGGAATTTTATCCTCACACCTCTATTATGGTTACGGAATACCATAAAGGTTTCAACCAAGTTAGCCCAAAACAAAATCCCAGTTCTTTGCTTCGGGTATTTGTCAGCAAGCAATGTTGTTAGATAGAAAGAACTTGCACCAAACGCTAACATAGAAGTATCATTCTTGACCAAGGGATTTAGTTCCTTCCTGCTCGAATCCCAATCTGAATGTGTTTGTAGTCCGTCCGCCACGCATAAAGCACCAAAGCTTTTCAATAAAAACTTATCTTCCTTTCTCCATTTCTTAACATCCGATATTGAAACACATCCTGGTGCTATCACTAAAGCCAGAAACAAAACTATTACTATTTGCTTCATTATTATCACCCCCTTTCTGGTTCTATTATCGTCCCCACTACCAGTAACTTTAGGATATTCTTTAATAAAAGTAAAGTATTATTAAACTCGAATTAAACGAATACTCAAAAACACCTTGTAACCCTTATAAACAAGCCTTTGATGGATTGTACGTACCCCCGACATCCACTAAAGTATTTTCGCTAAATCTTTGTTTTATTATTGACAAAGTGTAATCAATCCGTATACTTTTAGTAGAGGCAAGGGGGAAAGATGATAACAACAAGACTACTAATCAATAATGACCGACCCGTTGATGTCCAGGGTCATACCTGCGTCATCTCTCCGT